TTTTTTATTTTGCTATTATTTTATCGTGTATTCTTGCATTAAGTCAGCCACAGAAATCCATTTGTAGCCTGCACCAATGGTATTATACATTTGTACAAACACAGTATTAATATCTTTATCAACACGCATGTCGCAACCAACCAAATGAGTCGCACCGTCTTTATTACATACGTGTCTATTCATGTATTGAACTGCGGATACTACTTGTTTATCAATGTTCATGTAGTTTTCTTTGGCATTTTCCATGGCTTGGAATATCTGACTAGTGTCGTAATGACCTATGTATGTAAACTCTCTGGTAATGGAATATAATGAGTCGAAAGAGCCATCGTCATACATGATGTAATATTCGCCATCTGTATCTATACGAAAGATGATGATTGTATATCCATTATCATCTATATATATGTCTCCAACCGTTGGAGAGTGTCTATCCATTATCCTTGACCTCCTGTTCTAGTGTTTCATAAAATTGCTCCAAGAATTGGTCTACTTGATTAATTTCAAACCCAGTGTAAACATGATGTTCATAATCGACAAAACCCTCTGGGTGGTCTTCCCAAGAACACTCATACACAACTCGACCGTCTTTCAATCGTATCACAAACGCCTTATACATGAGTGTTAATGTTGCGTATTCATCATATGCGACCTCTTGGTTTGCAACGATTGTAAATTGCTTGTCGGTGTAATCATATGAGGAACCGTTTGTACTAATTAGCTGGAACATATGCATGATATCAAACATTGTTAAACACCTGTAGTCTTTCTTTAAGTGCATTTAGTAGTAAATGTAAGTTGGTCTCACAACAGTAGACAATCTTATGGTTTACAATCTCGCTTTTAAAGATGGTTGTTACAATAAAGTGTCCGCCTTTGGTTAATGAGATTGTGCGATACGTTTTTAGTGTTTCTTTGTAAATTAATGTTGGTTTGTCATTGTAAATAAATACATCACCGACATGTAATTCTTTTTCTTGCATGGTTACACCTCGTAGTCTTCCTCGTAGTCTGGCTCTTCTTCCTGAATAGCTTCAATGGTTATTTCTTCAATAGAACCACTAGCATCATATTCGTAAGATGTTACATTGATGTCGAAGTAATCCACAAGGTCAGATGCAATCTCATATGCTTCTTCTTCACTAGATGCGGTAATCCGTGCTTCACCATAGAATGTGCCACCAAAAGTAACATTATAGACTTTATCCATTATTTTTCTCCCATGTTAACAAGTGCAGCCACTAATACGCATATCAGGCATACAATGGTAATCTTAACTGCAAACCAAAAGACGGTTGCTGTGACTGCCATTGTAACACCTGCGATGCCAATTAAAGCCAATACAAAGGCAACTGCGACAGCCAGCCACGACAACTTTGCGACAATACTAAGTGCCACAATAGCAATCGCTAACAGGGTAACAAAAAGTGCTTTTATTGTATTCATGTGTTTAACTCCATTGTTTAATAATTCGCTCGGATGGTATATACCAAATATGACCGTCAATTTCAGCTTGCACCAAATAGAAGTCACCTATTGGGTTATATAACTTTATTTCACCCACCAATTTTTGGTCTTTATCGTTTAAAAACTCCACGATTGTACCATCTTTAATTGTTTCCATTTTCTAGTTCCTTTCTGACAGGTGTCTTTGGTTTCTTTTTATGTGTTGTAAAGTCGCAAGATACCTCTTTGCAGGACTCACACATGCCAAGCGTTTGTAAATTCACCAAAGATGGATACAAGTAATTCAAGCGTTCAAAAATCGCTCGTGCTACTTGTTGATGTTCTGTGGATGCACGCTTGCATAACCGCTTTGGTAAATACTCCATCCATGCTCGTAAAGAACCACTCACAGTCATGGTAACATTAGTTGCCAAGGGTAAAACATATGATGCAACTTGATATGGAACGCCTGCTTCAACCAACCGGCGATATTCAAGAATTTGGTTCTCAATCAATTTATTCATGAGTTGACCCATATCGTCTGTAATCTCTGGATGTTCTGTGGAATTAAACCATGTGGCATCGCCAAAGTCTGTACCTCGTGTAGACTTCACGGTAAAAGACAAGTGTCTGTGTCGTGTAATCTGTGCAAGACATTTCTGTGACATTTCAATATCGAATGTTACCAATGTATGTTCTAATAGTGACAAATGTCCACTAGATGTGGCTCGAATTAATGCATCCTCGGTTAATTCTTTACCATAGCATTGACCCATGGCATGAGTCGCTGTATTAAGTGGTGTATAGTTCTGTAGTTCTACCTGCATATGATACCTCCGTTACCGTTAAAACATTTGAATTGTAAACCATATTCCCATTACAATGTTGAAAATCGTGAGACCAAAGCACCAAGCCTTAAGCCACGAGATGGAACGCTTGTTTTTCTGCACTTCACAGTTAATCGCACGGAATTTTAATCTGTTGTCGATGTTCGTATCTCGAATCATTAAGATGGTATCATCTAGAGTTTTTCGCAACTCTTTGATACTTCGTGTGTTTGATAGCGAGCGTTGATTGGCTGCGGTTTGTCCGCTCACAAGCAAGTCAATCGCATGTGTCCGCTGTTTGACTTTGGTTTCTATTTGTAAGTATTTGTCTTGTATCTTCTTTAAGTAGTTCATTATTCCTCCCATTAGCGGTAAACAACGGCATAATCGGCAGTACCACCATTAGCAAGACCGACTGTAAATACGGTGTGAAAGCACCAGCCATCTTCAAATAGTTCATTCAATTGTTCTTCTGCGGTACTAAGAGTGTGTGTATGTAATAATACACATTTGTATTCTGTTGCGTGTTTTAATTGCATATTTTTTCTCCTGTTGCTTCTTCAATAAGTCTAACTAATTCAAAAAACGCATTATAATAGAAGTTAGACTCCTCAATAGTGACTTTTTCAAACTCTCGTGACTTACTGTAAGTTTCCACGACCTCAACCATGGTTCTAACCTTGTTTTTATCTATACGTTTCATCTATCTATACACTCAACCAATAAATCAACGAACCGACATTAATCACGAGAACCGCAATTAAATACCAAAAGATTTGTTTATGTGTTCTGTTCATTTGACTCTGTAAGTCGTAAACTTGTGCAGTCAATAAATCTATACACTCTGTGTGCATTTGTCCGACTTTTAATAGCGTTGAAACAGACTTATGTAGACTAGAGATTGAATCTTGTTGAACATCTTGTTTTTTTGAAAGAACCTCAATTTGTTTATGGTGTTCATTAATAGTACTAGAGTACTCACTTAGCTGTAATGTCGTAGTTTGTAATGCTTCGTTATTTTTACCAACATTCTTTGCCAATGTTCCCATCGTTTCGTGTGTGCGTTGGTAAGCATCCATTAGTTCTGCCATGTGTTATTTCTCCTGTTTTGTAATATGGTAAAAATAGTAATGTGACCCATAGTCAATCGTGATACCCAACGGATTATACATGATACGATAATACGGCGGAGTAAAACCATTGGATTTCCACCAGTCTTTAATCGCCTGTAATGCATCGGCTTCCGTTTCGTATAGACCATGGTCTTTTATCTCATATGTTCGTGTGTCTTGCCACTCTAATCGGTACATTAGTCAATCTCCACAAGTTTTTGTAAATACAAGCAGTTCGGCAATAGGGTTGACAAGTGGATATAATCATCTATACCACCGACCTGTTTCCACCCTGTTAATTCAATCATGTCTTGCCAATACACAGTATCAGTAAGGTTTAACTGTATGTCTGTTGGAGAGAATTTTTTACCGTTGACTCGTAAAACAACTCCTCTATCAATAATACCTTTAAGGAAAACAAACTTTTGTTTGGCTATGAGTTGTTGGTTTTCAACAAAAGTCTTAATTTGTTGTCTTACAAGCGTGTTCGCTACATAGTCAGTCACTAATATTAAAGGTTTGATACCAATGAACTTTTTACGAGACACTAAAGAGTACATATCTTTGAACTGTAGATTGTTACATTGGATGTCATATACAATACAATGCTTTGGGTCAATAGATATAGACTCAATAAACATATATATTTTAGAGGTTGCACCACTACGGTATATTTGTCGTTCAACCACAAGGTCTCCATACGCAAACATTGTTACACCTGCTTTCTATGCTTTACATTTAAAATCCGTTGTTTGGCAACATCAAAATACATTGGGTCTAACTCAATACCAATGAAATCTCGACACAATTCAACGGCTGCAACACCTGTTGTACCAGAACCCATAAATGGGTCAACAATGATATATTCTTTTGGTAGAATACCGATAATGTTTTTCATCACCTGTAATGGCATCTGACATGGATGCACCGTTTTTTCTGCTGAGGTGTTCTTAACGATATTAATGTTCCACCAATCGTAAATCGGTGTGCCTTTAGAGCCGTTTTCAATCAACCGTTTAATCCGTTTATCATTTGGGTTCTTATACGGTTGTAACACTTGCTTAAAGTCAGGTGTTACACCAAAGAACGCAATGTCTCGGTGTTGCTTGCGATTGTTTGAATTATATACCCATGATACCACTTTAGTTGGTGGTCTGTCAATGTCAATCGCAAGTTGATACAATTGTTCTGGGTAGTGAATAATGACAGATGGATGCGATGGGTTGAACACCTGTTGTAACATATGTCTATAGTCTCCATCGTTCATTCTGTCGTGATAACCGTTGTAATGATACCCAATGTTAAACGGAGGGTCAGATACGATGATATACGGCTTGTTTTCCGCTTGTAATTGGGTTTCGATGGGTTGTAGTATGGTTCGGCAATCGCATTGATGTAGTTCAATCATCATAATCTTCCTCGAATAACATTTTTGCAATTTCTTCATCATAACTGAAGCCAAGTAATCGCAAGATACTGTCTTTATCTTTTTCGGTAAATGCTCTATGTCCATTTAGTTTAAGAGACATATTAGTAAGACTCATCCCAATTCTTGATGCAGCTTTGCTGACACTTAAATTACGGTCTTTAAACATACCTCGCAACATGGTGTGGCGTTCTTGATAACGTGTTTCAATATCTAATTTGAGTCGTGCAAGATATGTTTTAACATCTTCAATATCTTTAAATGCATTGTCTTCAAATGTTTGTTGTAATTTAGACAATACCTTTGAGGTTTCTTCAAATTTTTTGTATTCGTCTTCAATGACGATACTGTTAATTCGTACATGTGTTTTCATATATTCCTCCAATAGTTTGGGGCGAACGAATCGCCCCATCTTGCATTACTTACTTAATAAATTTTCCAACATTTCAACACGTTCTTTTAACTGTTGTAATTCATCTCGTTTAACATTTGTTGTTTTACCAACCTTAAAGTTTACAGATGCATTAGTTACAGAAGAAGAACCAAAAGATTGTCCAACGTAGAACATTACATTTTCATTCGGAGCGTAGAACGCACCCAATGCACCAGCATTTGCATTTTTGTAATGTCCAAAGCCTGCACTAATAGAGAACTTGTTATGTGCATCAAAGCCATTCCAATGTAATGCACTCAAGGCAGATACAGATGCAATAGCTGCATTGGTGCCACGTTCTAGTTGATTGACTTTGTTATCTAAAGAACCAAACGCTTGTTGACTTTGATTCTCTAGTGAAGTAATTCGAGTTTCATGCCCCATAGAAACCTGTTTTAACGCTGAAATATCGCTTGTATGAGCGTTTTGAACACGCTCTAGTGTATTTGTTCGTGCACCTAAACTTGTAATCGCTTGGTGGTTATCATTAATTAATGCCATTCCAGTACCAATGTCGGCCGCATTTTGACGGATGCGATTATCAAATGTACTTACTGTTGTGCCAAGATTATAAATCTTGTTGCCATTATTTGTAATTTCATCAATGGCTGCATACAACTGAGAACCATTGACTGCATCTAAGGAATCTGCGGTAATACGACCAGCAGACACATTTTGTAATTGTCTGTTGTAATTGTGGATTGCACTATAGGTAGAAGATTGTGTAGCACCAAAGGACACACTGGAGTTTGGACTGTCGCCTGCGAACACATGAGTCGTGCCATTGATGTCCATTTGACCAAACGCAACAGGGTCGGATGTTTGAGAGTTTGTGCCAATTGCCACGGAGTTCTGTACTGGGGCACTTGCGTTGTTGCCAACAACCACAGCATCAATACCACGGACAACAGAGTGAGTACCAATGACAATTGAACCTTGGTTGTCAACCGTGTTATTTGCACCGATTACGGTTTGTTCTTGGTGATTGCCAATGTAATTATTGTAGCCAATTACAGAG